AAAAAGATGGAAAAAATACAATCATAAGGGTACTTAACTACTCAAAATATCAAGAAAATTATGGTGAAAAAATCTTTGAAAAATCGGAGTGAAGTGTAACCAGTAATTACACATACTGTAATTGTCAGTTACACTAACTGTAACCAGTAATTACACATACTGTAATTGTCAGTTACACTCTTACTATATATCAAGAATACTAAGAATATAAAGAATATAAAGAATAGGCTTACTCACCAAATTTCCACATTAGATTAGAATGTGTATTAGGCAGATTTTAACAGCTGGAAAATTGCACGGAAGTTTGAAATTCGGGGGAGGTAACTAATTTTGAATAAATCGGAAATTCGGGAAATCCTGAATACCATTAAAAATTTACATCCGCAGAGTAAATTACAAATCGACACGAGAACTATTAATGCTTGGTTTGACATGCTAGCAGAATATGACAAAGAAGGTGTTGTTTCTGCTATTAAAAATTTGACAAGAACGCAATCATACATTCCAACCATTCCAATGATCCTGGATGAGATGCGGACAGAGTTTGATATACGTAGGATTAACAATGGTGTTACCTATCATGTATGGGTTAGGTTTAAAAATGATCAAGAGGCATTTCCTTTTACATTCTTGGATAAAGACATGGCAAACGAATTACTACAGTTTTTAAAATCCAAACCAGACATTGAAGAAGTCAGGGGGATGCACCAACAATTACATATAGACCGCAACAGTCATGAGGTCGTTAGATACAATAAAAGATTTAGAGTGATGATGACCGAGGGTGAGTACAAGGAAGCGAAATTAAATGAATGGAGAAATAAATAAAAATGAAAATAACCAAAGAGGAGAAACATTTATATAATTTTTTAAAAATAGCATACACAGTATTTTCAAAGTCAAATGGAAGGACAAGCCTTTTTGCAGATGATGGAAGACTGTTTTTTGCAGCAGGACACTATGCAGGGATATTTAAATATCAAACGGAGTTAATCGCAGATGGTTATAACTTTGAAAATATATTTTATGACATCAAATTAAACCCTGATGGTAGTTACTACATGCAGAGGTACAAGACAGAGGAACCATTGGCGGAAGCAGAAAAAAGAGAACTGGTAAGTTTTCTATATGAATGTGAACGCTCAACGAATTATAAACTAGAGTTAACTAAAGAAGATGGATTAAAAATTTCTAAAATCGTGGCCGAAGCAGGACTATGGATGATGGATGATGACATTAAGTATCTCAAACAGTTTCCAGGTGTCGAAATTCACACAGTCGGTTCGTATTTAGTAGCAAAGAATGTTGATGTGGCCGAAGATGGTAGGGTTAAAGTTTTTGTAAATTTAATTTTTAACACTGAGTACAATCCAATAGCTACGTCCGTCCAAAAGCGTATGGATATACCTGTTCCACAAGAGGATGAGGAGTATATGGATGAGCTGTTAACTGACACCGTCGAGGCAGAAGTAGTAGAAGTTGAAGAGGTTGAGGAATATGACCCAATGCAAGCTTGATGATATTGATTTACAAGCGGTTAGATTTTCTGTACCAGGTAAAATACACGGAAAAGATCGTCCAAGATTTACAAGAGTAGGAAAATATGTAAGAACGTACACACCAGAAGAAACACTAAATTATGAAAAAAAGATACAGCGTGAATATATACAAGCGAACAGACATAAGTCAAATAAAGCACTACGGATGAGACTCTGTATATATCGAGAGCATCCAAAAAGTATGAGTGCATTTAAAAAGATGTTAGCAAACATAAAAAAGCTGTTCCCTACTGTTAAGCCTGATGTCGATAATGTATTAAAAGTAGTGTTAGATGCACTAAATAACCTAGCATATGAGGATGACAATCAAGTGGTACAGTTTGTCATTATTAAAACCTACGGAGTAAAAGAAGGGTTACACATAACCCTAGAAGAAATCGGATTACGTGAACAAGCAAAAATAACAAAGGAGGGCATTATAAATGAGTATTGATTTATTCGGATTATTAGAACCTGAAAAAAAAGAAGAACCAAAGAAAGAAGAAAAGCCAAAATCAGCCGATATAAAAGCAAAACCACAAAAGACGAGCAACAATACCAAAAAAGCAGAAACGTCTCAAAATGGGCAGAAAACCCCAAGTAAAAAGAAAGATACGAAGCCAAAAGAGGTTAAGTATACATATCCTTTCAATTTTTACACAGAAGGGCGTGAAATCGATATTACTAATTATGGGTTTGTCGATGGCCAAGAGTACACAGCAAATGAGATTACTAAAACCATGCTGGACCATCGTCATTATGAGTTTGCTGGAGACATGACATATAACATGATCAAAGACGATAATATGCTTGTGGCAACAGCTAAACAATTTAAAAAAGGGTAATTGTTATGAAATTTCACTTTTACGTGGTCGGATGTGGAGGTACTGGTTCTTTATTGGCCAGAGACCTCCCTAAATTGTTGGTTGGTAGAGATGACAAGATAACACTAATAGATGGCGACACTGTCGAACAAAAAAACATAGCAAGGCAAACCTATCAGATGCAGGATGTGGCAGAAAATAAAGCAAATGCGCTAAGTAGGAAAATAAATACTTTGTACGACACAACGACCTTTGCTATGGATGTTTATCTAACAAAAGATGAATTATTACAAAAGATAGTAAACCATACCTATCACGAAGTGGCTGTTATTATCGGATGTGTCGATAATGACAACACAAGAAAGATACTAGAGGCTACCTTTCACAAGTTAAAAGATGTAATTTACATAGATTCGGCTAATGGAGCATATGAGGGCAATGTGTACGTTGCAGTTAAAACCAATGGTAAGACAAAAGGGCTACTAAGGAGCGATAGTTATAAACTAGAAAATGATGTCCACCCATTGGATGAATCATGTCAAACACAGGTAGCAAAAGGCAATGTCCAATACTTGGTCACAAATGCAAAAATGGCTGTAAGCATATTGGAAATATGTAATTCTTTATTGGAGAACAACATGAAAGTAGGTGTGCAGAGTGTTAAGCGATTTGAAAGCGTATTTTACGACTAATGCCAAGCGTGATGATAAATATTATTTGGAGTGTATCCATCCGTTGGTGCAGGTAGTAGCAACCAACCTACACTTCACTAATAATGAGATCGCTAGGGTAAGGACCATAGAGGATATACTTAGCAATTACGAGGAATTAGCAGGGATTGGGTGTATGGATCTAGACACTGTTCTTAGTCATTATATTGATTATTTTTCCGATTTTACAGCTACAAACATAGTGAACGAAATGATACTAGATTGTATTTTTTTACCTCACGAGTACGAGCTGTTAGGCGACTGTACAGTCCTGGGGGAATTATTAGAAATGTCAGATGATAAACATCATTTTAGGGTGCGTTTTGACACAAAATACAGAATCCTAGAAAACCAAGTTAATAAATTTATCAACGATAATTCCAATTATGACGAAGTAGGAGGATTGCTTAACAACAATGAATCGTACGAGGTCCATGAAATGTTTTCTACAACAGCAGTGTATTACGAGATGATAGCATTTAAAAGTAAATCCACAGCCAGAAGATTCAGAAAATTATATAAAAAAAGCCGAGCATTTAGAGAATTGTTAGAGGCGATTGGTTTTACTTATGCACAGGGTTATTTTTGGATTGGTGTAATGTACGACTTGGAATCGTATACACCATGGGAGATGTATGACACAGATACACTTATTACTTCGATTATTATGCTCAGAAAAGAATTAGGATATACACAGTCCCACAGTTTAGATTCTGTTACTGATGCATTTGACCATATAATTAGTGTAAATGACGGAGAAAGCTATCGCATCAGGCAGCTTATGAACTCCTTACTCAACACGTTTGAGAGTAGCGAAGAGGTGATACTATGAGTTTTATACCCAAGGAATTAATAATCAAAGTAAATGTGGCAGCAGATGAAGTAGAAACATGTAGTAAGGATAATGATGGAAATATTATATTCAAGAAAATAACCAAAGAATGGCTTTTAAAATGTATCAGTAATTTTTGTGATGATAGCACTAAGCGCAAAGTAAAAAATATTAGATTATTGGATCATCAAATTATCGCATTAAATGATAGCCATGTTGTAGTCAAACAACCAGGGGATAAAAAAATCGTGTCTTTAGCGACGGATGACAAGTTACATACATATAAAATTAATTTCCCTAATGCTATTTATATTATCAGTTACTCAACAAAAGGGATTGATAAAAAAATTGATAGTATTGAGGCTTATTCCTACAAAAAGTACGAGAATGGAAAAACAGAATTATTTGAATATCCATTACCCAATGAGCTAAGAGGTAATGAGATATGTATGGGTTCAGCACCAAAGGAGATTAAAAATGATGATTTTATAAGCGCATTAGAACGAGTGATATTTACAACTTATACCCATTCTACTTTTTCAGGAGTTCGAGGGTTCACAAAGTCAAGACAATGGTTCGAACATTTGGAAAAAAACGAGTTCCCGTATAAATTGTTGAAGCCATTAAAACTAAAATTAGGAAATGTATTAAAAGTGTAGATTGGAGAATAGAAATGGAAAAATTAACAACTTTTGAGTTATCTATGGCAAAACAACTGGCAAAAGATAGATATAAATGGATCGCTAGAAATGCTGATGGCAAGTTATACGTTTTTAGTAACAAACCACTAAAACAGCAGCTAGAATGGTCTGATGTTAGTTGCTGTGCAGAAGTGCCTGTACCCGAAAACGACTACTCTTTTATTACATGGGCGGATGTTGAACCAACTAACCTACAAAAGATATTGGAGGACCAATAAGTGAATAAACAAGAATTGTTAAAAGTCGCTAAACCAATTTCGTTTAATACAGAGATGGTACGAGCGATACTAGATGACCGAAAGACGGTAACTAGGAGAAAAATTAAAAACATCCCAGATAATTATGAATGGATTGGGTGGGATAGTGACGGAAGTGCAACTTTTGGTATAGCAGATGGATGTCGAATACTAGAAGCTATGCGAGCAAAACCAAAATACCAAATAGGAGACGTTTTACAAGTTATTGAGGTCGCGATTGGTAAGGAAATACCTCTTGAAATATTTTTAAAAGTCACGAACGTAAAGGTGGAGAGGTTGAAAGAAATTACTGAGGAACAGGCTATAAAAGAAGGGGTGAGAGTAATCCCACAGGCACACTCGGGAGAAATTGCTTATCACAATTATATGCATGGTGATAAAAAAAGCAAATATTGGTTATATAAGGGCAGTATATACCATTACGTTATTGATAGTTTCGTATCGCTTTGGAATTCAATATTAAAATTAGAAGATTGGGACAAATACGGTTGGGATGCTAACCCATGGGTATTTGTTTACGAATTTGAAAGGATAGAGGTAGAAGAATGAATAAAGACCTAGAATGTTGTCCTCATTGTGGGTGTGAAACCTATTACTGGTTATACCGAATCAGTGGAGTTGGCAGGATGGTAGTCCGATTTGATGGTGAAGATTCAGGAAATGGGAGTCTTCACGACGGGTTACAGTACACTCTTAAAAGAAAATATGCCCATTGCGAAGACTGCGATGGAAGATTATTCAAAGTAGAAGGAGAATAGGATAAATGAAACTATACGCAATAATTGACGAGGAATCAAACATTGCAAGGCATATTGGCAATGGTAAGTTAGCTGTATTTAAAGATTTGAAACAGCTTAAACAACATGCATGGCGCTACACGAGGTCTAATGAAAAATATAAAATATTAGAATTTGAAAGTGGCGAAGTGCGTGACTTCGAGGAGGAAGAATAAATGCACAATTCGCATAAAGAATTTTTAGAATTTTTAAGAAACACAATCATTACACTTAAACATGAGGGATACAAAGTGAAACTGCTAGAACATTGCAAAGACGAATTAGAATGTTTGCACCATAACTTAAAAGTACAACTTGATACTGTTGATGTGCAATATAAAATTTTACTAAAATACTATGAACTATTGGAAGAAAAAGGCTATACAGTTAAAGAATTAAGGGAAATAGCGCATAATACGAAACTAGAGCATATGGGGATACCAAAAGAGGAGGAATCGGAGGATTAACAATGTACATTAATTTATTTTGGATCGGAGTATTAACAACGATTTTGGTAGAGATTGGATTAGTGTTTTTAGTAGCAGGGATTGGTCATTTGAGAGATAAAGATGAGGAGGAAGGAAGATGAAAATTATATTATTAACCACTTTATTAACGATCTTAGTTGTAGTACTTTTTATCACCCTAATAGTCTGTGTGGCTTTATTTGAGTGGGTGCTTGGACTAATTTTGATAGCTTTAATGGTTACACCTATAATTTTAGTGTGGTCTGTAATTTACATGAAGCTAAAATGGGGGTAAAAGATGGATTATAACGACACGCTGAAATGGTTAAAGTCATACAGGATGCTGCATGATAAATTAATATATATAAACAACCGAATTAAGGGAGTACAAGCCATAAGTTATGATAATAGTTCAGGGGTCGGAAAATCAATAAATGAATTGATCGATGAAAAAACTAGGGTCATTGAACAAATGGAAGAAATAGAGGATGCAATAGACAACGTGGAAGACGACACGCTTAGTATGCTGTTGGGGTATAGGTTCTTGTTTTGCTATACGGTCGAAAAGACAGCGAATGAAATGGGATACTCTGTCAGTTGGATTAATCAATTAACTAAAAAAGCTATAAAGAGTGTAGGAAAGTGTATGGTAGTGTAATTTAGACCGTGGTATTATGATAGAGTAATAGTTTTGGTAGACTATTCATCCGTTATTTCCACATATACAAAAAAAGGACATTCGCAATGAGTGTCTTTTTTGTTTGATACAGCGATACTACAATTCACTTTATGTTCTCCTTTTTGATTCTAATGCCAAAAAGTAGTATCGCTCTATGAGATAAAAATGACAAAAGAAAGGAGTGGTTTCTATGACCAAAAATAACCAAACTTTTAAACCAACAAAAAAACAAAGAGATGTAGTGGAAATGTTGATATACTCTGGTAAAACCCAAAGAAGTATTGCTATAGAGCTTGGCATGGATGAAACTACTATTTCAAAATGGTTAAATAAGCATGATGAGTTTCAAACATACTACAATCAAGAGCTGGAAAAAGCCAAAAACTACCGACAGCAAAAGTATAAAAGATACGCACAACGGGCAGTCGATAGATTGATAGACTTATTGGATGCCGAAAACGAAAACGTGCAATTAGCAAGCGCTAAAGAGATCCTGGACAGAGCAGGAGACAAACCAATCGAACAATTAGAAATTAAAGAGATTGAAACAAGTTGGTTTACGGATGATGCCGAAGAAGTTAAATAAAGATAAGTTTAATGATTGGGTCTACCAGTACATAGACGATTACTCATTTAGATTAGAGGTCTATAAAGGAGGCGCAGGATCTGGTAAGAGTTTTGGAGCTTGTCAAAAAATACTTTTAAAATCAATGAATGACGTTCGGAGAGTCTTGGTTATCAGGAAGGTAGGTAACACTTTAAAAGACACCGTTTGGCAACTAGTATTAGACTTATTGGATGATAGCGGGCTACGACCGCACTGTAGGATAAATAGGACAGATAGAGAAATAGAGCTTCCCAATGGCTCTGTTTTTATTTTTAAAGGACTCGACGATCCCGAAAAAATAAAGTCAATTACAGGTATAACAGATATTGTCATAGAAGAGGCGACAGAACTGAGAGAAGAAGATTTTAATCAGCTAAACCTTAGGCTTAGACCTAAAGTACCGAATCCGCAAATATACCTAATGTTTAACCCCATTTCCAAAAAGAATTGGGTTTACACTTATTTTTTTAGTAATAACCCACCTAAAAATTGTCGCATCATCGAGACAACATACAAAGACAATAAGTTTTTAACAGATGATTACAGGGAGGAGTTGGAAAACCTACAATACCGCAATCCTGCTTATTATCGAATATATACATTAGGTGAATTCGCAACTCTTGATAAACTCGTATTTCCAGTTTATCAAACAAAAATTATTAGTGCGGATGAGTACAAAGGGCTAAAGAGATGGATAGGATTGGATTTTGGGTATGTCAATGACCCAAGTGCTATTGTTTGGGGTTATATAGATCCTGACAAACGTAAAATCTTTGTGACTGGTGAGTATGTTAAAAAGGGTATGTTAAATAGCGAGATAGCAAGTGTTATGCACTCGTTAGGTCTAGCCAAGGATAAGTCTTATGCAGACTCTGCAGAGCCGAAAAGTATTGCAGAACTTAAACAGGCAGGAGTTAATGTGGACCCTACCCAAAAGGGTAAAGACAGTGTCATACACGGACTGCAGTGGTTGAGCCAATATGAGATCGTTATAGATGAGCGTTGCTTTAAGACCATAGAAGAATTTGAGAACTACACTTGGAAAAAAGATAAGAAAACAGGTGAGTATATAAACGAACCTGTAGACACTTTTAATCATACGATTGATGCCATTAGGTATGGTTTAAATAAATATATAAAAGGTAATAAACAACCACGTGTTGTACGTAAACCAATAGGATTGTAAGGAGGTAAGGTATGTATACACTTGATAAAAATACAGAAATAACTAATGATGTTATCCGTAAAGTGATTGATTATAACGAGGCTAAAAAAGCCAGGTATGACAATCTTAAAAATTACTATCTGGGGGATCACGAAATATTAAAAAGGTCAAAGGTTGGTAGTCTTAGTAACAACAAGGTTGTGGTTAATCATGCTAAATATATAACCGACACTAACACGGGGTATTTAATGGGTAATCCAGTGGATTATCAAGTACAAGATGCTTATAATATTGATCCATTACTGGACCAATATAAAAAACAAACAATAAATGATTTGGATAGCGAAATAGCTAAAAATATTAGCATATACGGAGTGCAGTATGAGTATGTTTACGCTAATGAGGAAGCGGAGCCCCGTAGTGCCATAATTGACAATCGTAATGCAGTGTTGGTGTATGACAACACGATAGAGCATAACAAATTATTTGGATTAATATACAGACCTGTTATGCAAGGGCAGATGATAGATTATTGGGATGTTATTTATTGTGATAAAGAGGTAATTAAAAGGTATAAATCAAAGCTAGAAACACTCGAATCACTAGAAGATGAACAGAAACATCAGTTTGGCGAAGTACCGCTTATAAAGTATAAAAATAACCCAGAATTACAAGGGGACTTTGAACAAGTCATATCGCTAATAGATGCCTATAACACTTTACAGAGCGATAGAATTAATGACAAGGAACAGCTTGTGGATGCTATATTGTGTTTGTATGGCATGAGTTTCGATGAAGAACAAGCTGAGTATCTTAGAGAGTATAGGATGCTAGCTGAGATACCAGTAGATGGTAAAGTCGATTATTTGACCAAAACCTTACAAGAGGGATCTGTGGATATCCTACGAGCAAATTTAGAAAATGATATCCATAAAATTACGATGACTCCCAACATGAGCGATGAAAATTTTATGGGTAATAGCTCTGGGGTTGCTTTGCGATATAAACTGCTTAATTTTGAACAGGCGATTTCAAACAAAAAGCGGTACATGGAAAAAGGACTCCTAGAAAGATTTAAAATGTATAACAATTTCTTAATAACAAAATCACAAATGCAAGAGATCCCTACACAGGAGGTCGACGTAGAGTTTAAGCGTAATTTGCCATCCAACGATTTCGAGATTAGTCATATGATTAATAATTTGTTGGGAGTTGTGGATAAGGAATTATTAGTATCGCAATTGTCATTTGTAAAAGATGCTTCGGAAATAGTTGAACTGGCTGAGGAACAAGAAGTTACTAATCATAATCACGATGGTTTCGGCAACTTGCCTGAAGGCGTAGAAAATGGCGACTAGGTACGATTGGGAGTCACGGGCAATAAGACGTATGATTGTGACGGAAAAAGACACAGTAGACAGATTAAAGGCACTGTACGATGTTTATAACAAATCCTATGTTGATCTAAACAAAATGATTAGTAACGTTTATGATAACTATTCACAGGCTACAGGACTTGATAAACAGAAGTTACAAGAGTTATTAAGCCTAGCTGAAACAGGTGAAGTTTGGAAACAACTTAAAGGGCAAGAGTTGGAAGCTTACATAAGTACCAATTATAAAGCACGAATCACTAGGCTAGAAAAACTACAGCATCAAGTTTACAGTGAAGCTATGCGTATAGCCGAACAAGAAACAACTATAAATACAGAACACTTGCAAATGCTTTTTAGGGAAAATTATTATTCAACTATTTATGATACCTTCGACACGATCGAGGGTTTTTCGATTTTAGACAGACAGGCAATTGATGTAGTCATCGGTCATAAGTGGAGTGGTAAACATTACAGTGAACGGATTTGGGACAATACAGACAAACTTGCCAAGAAACTATCGGATGTGATAGGAAGAGGTACGGTAACGGGAGCGTCTTACCAGCGAATGGCTAGAGAAATAAGAGACGAATTTGGTGTTGGGAAATATCAAGCAACCCGATTGATTCGCACTGAATCTAATTTCATCCACAACGAAGCCGAAGCACGAGCTTACGAGGATATGGGGGTGACAAAATATATATTTTTAGCTACTTTGGATAATCGCACTAGCGTTACTTGTCAAGAATTGGATGGCAAGAAATTCAAGTTAAAAAATAAGGAAATCGGTGTAAATTATCCACCAATGCATCCTAACTGTAGGTCTACAACAATGCCTGACACTGGATCGCTTTCCAAACCTGAAAAGCGTGTTAGTAGAAATGTTATTACTGGAGAGCTTGAAGAAATCGACTGGGTAACTTATCAAAAATGGATTAAAAGATTTGGAAATGATAACTAGGTTAAAGGGGTTATCACATAGTACTTGATGTTGGTTTAGAGTGCTAAATCACCCGATGGGGGGTAAAACAGATGGAGGAAACAATTATGGAAAATGAAATTACAGATTCACAAAAAAATGCCGATACTGGTACAGGTGAAGCAAATGGAGATGTTAAAACATTCACAGAGGATGAAGTCAAAGCAGAAATAAATCGCGTTGTATCAAAAAGAGTCAATGCTGAGAAATCTAAGCTGGAAACCGTCCTTGCAGAAGCCAGAAAAGAGTGGGAACGAGAATCACAATTGCCTGAGGATGAAAAAAAACGCGAAGAAAGTGTTCGTATTGCCCAGGAGCTCGAAAGGATAAAACAAGAAAACACGATATTAAATCGTGAAAAAGAGGCTACACGAATTTTGGAAGAAAAAGAATTGCCTTCTAGTTTTTTAAATTTTGTGGTAGATGCGGATGAACAAAGAATGCTTGAAAAGATTGAAAAATTAGCTACCACTTTTGACAAAGCCGTTGAATCACGTGTGACTGACAAACTTAAAGGATCTCCACCAGAGGATTTTGGAGGAGACCAGAATCAGCAAAAGAAAAAAGAAATAGTAACAGCATTTTAATGAGAGAGGATGAGAGATTATGGCAAGACAAGATAGTTTAAGTATTTTTATTAATGACAAGGAAAGGGATAAGTTAGCCGAAACATATGGAGATGTAATTGAATCCATACAAGTCGCAGCACTGTCCGAACAAATCAAGAACAAGAATTATAGTGGAGACCCCACAACGGGGTCGGTGGAGATTGACCGTTTTAAAAACTCCGAAGTAGCTGAGTATGGTACTGCTCGAAGTGCCGGAGAAGGTAAAAATGTAAAAAATACAGGTAAGGTTACTATAAAAGTTGATACCGACAAAGAAATCGTGGAAGAAATCGAGAAAAAGGATATTAGATTACACGGAGCTTCTGGAATGGCGGAACGACGTAAAGGTAATCACGTCCAGAGAGTTTCTGCGTATTTAGATAGAGAGTTTTTTAATGAAGCTGAAAAAGCAGGTAAGAAGATTACACTAAATTCTGAAACACTGGAGGGCAAGTTGGAAGAACTAATCCAAGACGTAGAAACCACTGTTAATGACTGGGTTGATGGGGTAGACAGGGAGTTGTTAGTACTTACTGTTTCGCCAAGATTATGGGGTAAAATATCTAACTATATTGATAAAACAATTAACACTATTACCAATGCAACAGAGTACAGATTTCACAGAGTGAAAATTTATCCAAATCACAGGCAAACTGCAGATGCTATTTGTATGATTGATGGCGCAGTTGCACAGCTAGTCAGCGCCGATGTGTATGACGTTGAAAGAATTCCTTTAAGTAACGCTATCGCCTTGACATTTTTCTTCAGTAAAGGTACAAAAGCGGTTATGCCTGACTTAATTAAATATGCGACGGTATCAGTGGGCAGTGGTGCAGATGCTGTAGACGTATGAACACAGCCGATAAAAACCAACAAGTAGATCGTATCGTAAAATACCTTAAGATAATTAACGCATCTGCCAACGACTCCCAACATGAGTTGTTGAGCTTTTGCGTTGCTATCGCAATGGATAGATTGTTGCTGTATTTAAACCGTGATGAATTGAATCCTAAGTTAGAGCGTATCACAGCTGAACTGGTTAGTAATGGTTTTGATAAACATAAAGGCAAATCAGAGACAGGTGAAGAGGATGGGGTTATTAAAAGCATCAGCGACAATGGACAGTCTGTTAGTTACGAGAACGGGGTTAAAAGATACTTTTTGTCAAGCACTGACGAGGAGTTGTTTTCTGGGTTTAGCAGATTGTTAGCCGTCTACAGGGGGATAAAAGTTGTACATCCCAAATAGTGCTAAGCGAAAAATAAAAAAGGTATTTTATGATAAAGTGTTATCCACGTATGAAATACCCTCTCATTTGGATGATGAGGGAGGAAAGGTGCAAGGCGACCCAATATTTAAAGGCAATTTTAAAGGTAATGTCATACATGATTTAAAATTAGTGCAAGAAACGTACGGTTTAACCTACGAGGCAGGTTTAGCGGTAAGCACAGACTCCGAATTGGTTGTTCCAGATGACTTGATTAGCTATCAGGGGGTAAAGTACAAAATTAAAGAGATTAAGCTTTTTGATAGCTACAAACTAGTTGTAGGTGTTTTGTATGGCGATTAAAAACTTAAACAGA